CGGGGTGCGCCCCGATCTGCCCCCCGCCGTGGCCGGGCTGGTCGCGGCCTGGGAACTGGTGCGCCTGACGGCCGGGGGGCATCGGGGATGACGCGCTACGCCCTCAACCGCCCGATGGTGCTGGAACAGGCGGCCACGGTGTCCGACGGCGCCGGGGGCCGGACGCTGGCCTGGGCCGCGCTGGGCACGCTGTGGATGGAATTGCGCCCCGGTGCGGGGGGCGAGCGGCTGGGCCCCATCGCGCCCGAGGGGCGCATGGCGCTGCGCGGCTTCTGCCGGGCCGCGCCCCAGGGCAGCCCCCAGCGCCCCCGCCCCGACCAGCGCCTGCGCGAGGGGGACCGGCTGTTCACCATCCTGGCGGTGGCCGAGGCCGATGCCACCGGCGCCCATCTGGTCTGCCTTCTGCGCGAGGAGGTTCCGGCATGAGCTATGACCGCGCCGCCGGCCTGCAATCGGCCGTCTATCAGCTTCTGGCGAACGATGCCGAACTGGGCAGTCTGCTGGCCGGCATCCACGACGCCCCCCCGCCGGGCACCCCCCAGGGCACCTATGCCATCCTCGGCGAGGAGGAGGCCGTCGACCGGGGCGACAGCACGGGTGCGGGGGCCGAGCATCGGCTGACCGTGTCGGTCGTGTCGGACGCCGCCGGGTTCCTGCTGGCCAAGCAGGCGGCGGCGCGGATCGCGGCGCTGCTGACCGACGCGACGCCGCCGCTGGCCGGGGGCCGGGTGGTGGCGATCTGGTTTCAGGACGCCCGCGCCCGCCGGCTGGAGGGGGGCACCCTGCGCCGGATCGACCTGCGGTTCCGCGCCCGCATCGAGATTTTCGCCGCCTGAGCGCGGCCTTTGACCAGGGAGTTCCGTCATGGCCGTCCAACGCGGCAGGGATCTGTTGATCAAGATGGACATGTCCGGCGACGGGCAGTTCGAAACCGTCGCGGGCCTGCGCGCCACGCGGCTGAGCTTCAACGCCGAGACGGTGGACGTGACCAACCTCGACAGTCCGGGCGGGTGGCGCGAGCTGCTGGCGGGCGCGGGGGTCAAGGCGGCAAGTCTGTCGGGCTCGGGCGTGTTCCGCGACGAGGCGACCGACGAGCGGGCGCGCGCGGTGTTCTTCACCGGCGAGATTCCGGCCTTTCAGGTGGTGATCCCGGATTTCGGCATCGTCGAGGGCTTGTTCCAGATCACGGCGCTGGAATTCGCCGGCAGCCACAACGGCGAGGCGACCTATGAGCTGAGCCTGGCCTCGGCCGGGGCGTTGAGCTTCATGCCGATCACCGCGGGCGGGCCCGAGCCGGTCGACATTCCCGCGGATGCAGGCCACGACGACGACGACCCGCCGCCCATCGACGACGAGGTCTACGGCCCCGGCGAGGGCGAGGACGACCTGCCGCCCGGCTACGACGACCCGCCCCCTGACGAGGGCGGCGATCCGCCGCCGGGCGAGGGCGACGATCCGCCGCCCGAGGGCGCGTGATGGCCAATCCCCATGCGGGCGAGGTGGCGCTGGTGATCGACGGCGTGCCCAGGGTGATGAAGCTGACCCTGGGCGCGCTGGCCGAACTCGAGGTGGCGCTGGGCGCCGACAGCCTGGTGGCGCTGGTCGAGCGGTTCGAGGGCGGTCGGTTCCGCACGACGGATGTGCTGAAGCTGCTGCTGGCGGGGCTGCATGGCGGCGGCTGCCGGATGCCGGCCGCCGCGCTGATGGCGGCCGAGATCGAGGGCGGCCCGGCCGCCGCCGCCCGCGCTGCCGCCGAATTGCTGGCGCGGGCCTTCGCGCTGCCGGCCCCGCGATGAGCGGCGGGCTGGACTGGCCCGGCCTGATGCGGGCCGGGCTGCACGGGCTGGGGCTGCGGCCGGCCGAATTCTGGGCCCTCACCCCGGTCGAACTGATGCTGATGCTGGGGCGCGAGGCCCACTCGGGCGGGTTCGACCGCGCCCGGCTGCAGGGTCTGATGGCGCGCTACCCCGACCGCATGGCGAAAGGGCCCGACCGCAGGGCGAAAGGGAACGACGATGACCGACCTCGATGACCTGAGCGCCCAGCTCGCCGCGCTGGAGCAGCGGCTGCAACAGACGGCGGCGGATGTGGGCAGTTTCGATACCGACCTGGCCGAACTGGGCCGCACGCTGGCCTGGACGGGGCGCGAGCTGGACGGGATGGCGCGCAGCTTCGGCGCGGGCCTGCGCAGCGCCTTCGACGGGGTGATCTTCGACGGCAAGCGGCTGTCGGATGCACTGCGGGGGCTGGCGCGGTCGATGGCCGACACGCTCTATTCCGCCGCGATGCGCCCGGTGCAGAACGCGCTGGGCGGCGCGCTGGCCTCGGTCGTGGGGGGGATGTTCCGCTCGGTGCTGCCGTTTGCGCAGGGCGGCAGCTTTGCGCAGGGGCGGGTGATGCCCTTCGCGCAGGGCGGTGTCGTCGCCGGCCCTGTGACTTTTCCGATGCGCGGCGGAACCGGGCTGATGGGCGAGGCGGGGCCCGAGGCGATCATGCCGCTGACCCGCGGCGCCGATGGGCGGCTGGGCGTGCGCGCCACCGCCGGGCGCGGCCAGCCGATTCAGGTGACCTTCAACATCCAGACCCCCGATGTCGCCGGGTTCCAGCGCAGCCAGAGCCAGATCGCCGCGCAGATGCAGCGGCTGCTGGCCACCGGGCAGAGGAATGTCTGATCATGGCCTTTCACAATATCCGTTTTCCGGTGGACCTGAGCTTCGGCAGCCTCGGCGGGCCCGAGCGGCGTACCGAGATCGTCGCGCTGGCCAATGGCCACGAGGAACGCAACACCCCCTGGTCCCAGGCGCGCCGGCGCTATGACGCGGGCCTGGGGATGCGGGCGCTCGACGATCTGGAACGCCTGATCGCCTTCTTCGAGGCGCGCGCGGGGATGCTGCATGCCTTTCGCTGGAAGGACTGGGCCGACTATCGCTCGGCCCCCGCCTCGGCCCCGATCCTGCCGACCGACCAGCCCATCGGCACCGGCGACGGGGTGACACGGGTCTTCCAGCTGGCCAAGACCTATCGCTCGGGCCCGCATCTGGCGCGGCGGGTGATCACCAAGCCGGTGGCCGGCAGCGTCTGCATCGCCCTGGGCGGGATGGAGCAGGAGGTGGACCTGGACTGGGGCCTCGACGAGCTGACGGGCCTTGTCACCTTCGACACGCCGCCCGGGCCGGGGGTTGCGGTCAGCGCGGGGTTCGAGTTCGACGTTCCGGTGCGGTTCGACACCGACCTGATCCAGGTCTCGGTCGCCGCCTTCCGCGCCGGCGAGGTGCCGCGGGTGCCGGTGATCGAGGTGCGGGAATGACCGGCGCCACCACCACCCGCGCCCGCGCCTGGCAGCTGGACCGGGCCGACGGCCTGACGCTGGGCTTCACCGATCACGACCGCGACCTGACCTTTGGCGGGGTGGTGTTCCGCGCCGGTGCGGGAATGACGGCGCGGGCGCTGTCGCAGGCCACGGGGCTTGCGGTCGACAACACCGAGGCCGCGGGCGCGCTGACCGACGCGGGCCTGACCGAGGCCGACATCCTGGCCGGCCGCTGGGACGGCGCCCGCCTGACCATCTGGGAGGTGGACTGGACCGACACCGCCGCGCGGCGCGTCCTGTTCCGCGGCAGCCTGGGCGAAATCGCGCGCCAGGGCGGGGCTTTCCGTGCCGAGTTGCGCGGCCTGACCGAGGCGTTGCAGCAGGGCCAGGGGCGGGTGTTCGGGGCGGTCTGCCCGGCGGTTCTGGGCGATGCGCGTTGCCGCTTCGACCTGAGCGCGCCGGGCTACCGGGTCGAGGCGCTGCTGGCGGCGGTCGAGGCCGAGGGCAGCGAGCTGGTCGTGCTGTCGCCCGGCCAGCCCGAGGGCTGGTTCGCCGAGGGGCGGGTGCGGTTTCTGGACGGGGCGGCCGAGGGGCTCGAGGCGGTGGTGCGGCAGGACCGGCTGGAAGGGCCGCGGCGACGGCTGGCGCTGTGGGCCGGGCCCGGCCTGCGGCCCGGTTCGGGGGCGCGGGTGCTGCTGGAGGCGGGGTGCGACAAGCGGCTGGAGACCTGCCGCAGCAAATTCTCCAACACGCTGAACTTCCAGGGCTATCCGCATCTGCCGGGCGAGGACTGGCTGCTCGCCGCGCCC